TTACAATTTTTTAAGTATACCTAGAGGCTCAAAGTAAATAATATAATCACCTATAGAGCAATGAATACCGTATATGCTTTTGAAATGCTCTAAGGCCATAACTAGAAATTCCTCTGTTACTTCAAGATATTCAGCTAATTCATATTTGCTAGTTACCCCAGCATTGAATGCTTCTATTAAGTTTTCCAATCTTATAAACTTATTAACTGCCCAACGTCTGGCCTTTAATTCTTGCTTTCTATTTTCAATTACTGATTGATCAGTTATATCGCCCACTGTGGTATAATGGTGCCCAATTTCTTCAACCAGTGTACAAGCCATTTCGGTAATGGTATCTATATTTTTATTTAATAAAATTACATTAGAGTTTTTACTATTCATATAAAATCCTTTAATGTCAGTTGGTAGTATGGCAGTATCATCTATAATCAATTCATCACTTAACTCTTCCATTATTTTTTCATATAAATTCATAAAATCACCTGCTATTTATTATGTTTTGCTAAAGCAATTTTAATTGCTAATTCAACAGCATTTTTTTCTTCGTCTGATAAGCTTCCTACATGTCCAACCTTATGAGCTGCTTTGGTGAGTATATCATCTTCCATAGATTCCTTCGTATCATCCTCGGAAACTATTTCATCTAACTGTTCCACTGTTATTCCCAAACCTCTACATACTTTAATTACATTATCAACAGAAGCATTGCCGATACCTCTCTCTAATATAGACCTTAATGTAGAATATGGTAAACCAACCTTTGCAGCAAAAGCTTTTACACTCATACCTGAATTATCAATTAAATTTCTTATTATTTCTGTTCTTCTCACTGTATTTGCTCCCCCACTTATATACGAAATTTCGTATCGATATATTAATAATACTATACATTTTTTGGAAAGTAAATATAAAAATGCAACATTTCGTGTTTCTTTTGTAAAAAATTATTGACTAAACACGAAATTGAACATATACTTAAAACACAAACGCGAAATTGAACACTGATGGGAGGGTGATGTGATGTATAGAAATTTAGTAGAAATATAAAAGAAAAACCATCATAACTGACGCAAACAGTTTAATGATGGCACCAAAAAAATATATTCAACGACATTATAACACATTGAAAGGTAGGTTTATATATGAGTGATAATAAAATCAGCTTAAATACAATAGTAAGTAAGGTATCAAAGCAAACAGCGGCAGAAGTCGTTCTTGAATTGAAAAAGAAAGGAATGATGAAGAAAAATAATCATACAGCTTTTGAGAAAACAGAGCAGCTTTTATACAATTACAAGAATTTCAAGAATGCTATAACCCTAAAGGAAGAAGAAATCGAAATAATCAAGAAGCATGGGCTGCCGGAAAGATCAAAATCTATCGTAATATTGACAGGAAATACTGGAATAAATACTGATACACCCTTTGAGAAGGCTGAAGAAAAGATCAATGCAATTTCAGAATCAATATTAGTTACTAAAAGATTCATAAGCATTATAGATAATGCCCTAATGAAAATACAGGGTGATTATTATTACAGATTGATTGAACTGAAGTATTTTGAAGGTAAGACCCATGAAGAAATTGCAGAGGTTTATGATAAAGATGTTTCTACAATCACAAGAAATAAAAATAAGCTTATAAATATGTTAAAGATTACATTGTTTAGCGATGATGTGATTCATGAAATCTATAGTTAGAAGCCCAGGACTGCAGTGTATTAAGGCAAAAGGCACACTAAGTATAATTGCACAATTCATGCACTATAAGCGCAATGGTATGCATGATATGAAGATGAGATAATGTAATTGTCAAAGTTGTAAATAAACAAATACATATGAAAAGAACGTTTGAGTTTTCCTCCAGCTTAAGCGTTCTTTTTTATTTTGAGGTGAAAGGTATGAAGTGCATAGATTGTTTGTGGGGAACGCGAATAAATGAAAAGGTAATATTCTGCATCATTCCCGGTGATGGGTGTTGGAAGAATGTGGAGGATTCCCCTAAAAGTAAAAGAACAAAGAAAAAGCCAAATGAGAAGCAAAAGAAATTGAATAATTAGCATATTTTATATTCGTCATTTTGGTATTGCTGACGTTAAAGAACAAGGTTGATTCCTAGGCCATAGCCATGGAAAAATAATTGGAAAGGAGGGCTTGGAATGAAAAATAAAGATCTGTTGAAGCAGGAGATTCCTATGGTAAGCAAGGCAAATCAGGGCTATGCGGATACCTGAGTAGGCTGACGGCTTGATGAACAAGCACTCAATAGGACTTAAGTCGATTAATAAATACCTGGAGGAATGCATTTATGTTGAATGACATAAAGAATGGGTTGGCAGCAAAAATTAATGAAGTATTTGGGGAGGACTATAGGATATACACAGAAGAAATTGAGGAGGAGCTGCAAAAACCTAGTTTTTTTCTTCTGTTTTTAACGCCAAAACAAAAACAAGTCATCGGCAAGAGATATTTCAAAACATATCCCATGGTGATTCGTTATCTCCCAAGTACAGTAAATAAAAATGAAGAAATGAATGCAGTTGCTGATAGGCTATATGATGCCCTTGAATACATAAGCGTAGGGGACTCCTTACTTCGTGGAACAAATATCAATCACGAAGTAATAGACGGCGTACTTCGTATGTATGTTGAGTTTAACATGTTTGTTTTGAAGAAAACAGTAGCTGAAGAATTAATGGAAAATGCTCAGCTTAAAACAAGGGTTTAATGTAACTTCGGTTACGTAGCAAAAATAAAACAAAATTGAATTAAAGAAAGGTGGAATGATGTGAATTGGCAGTAAGGAAATTAATCAAAGAAGAAATCTGCGAAAAAAGCAAGTTCACAAAGGAGCAGCTGCTCCAGAGCAAGAGATACATTGATAGAACAGATTTATTAAATGTATTGCTTGAGCCTAATAAATCATACAACTTGGATGAAGTTGATGGTTTAATTGAAGAGTTTATGAAAGGTAAGGTGGATTAAGTATGGCACTAGGCGGAGGTAATTTTATTACACAGAACAAGGTTTTACCGGGAAGTTATATAAATTTTGTCAGTGCAGCTAGAGCATCAGCTGTATTGAGTGAGAGGGGATTTGCTGCAATTCCCCTGGAGTTGGACTGGGGTATGGACAATGCTGTATTTACAGTTGAAGCGGCAGACTTCCAGAGCAGCTCATTGAAACTATTTGGATATGATTATGCAGATCCAAAGCTTAAGGATATCAGAGAGTTATTTAAAAATGTAAAGACATTATACTGCTATAGACTAAATAGTGGAGTGAAGGCAGCAGCTGTCTTAGGAAATTTAACTATTACAGCTAAGAACTCAGGTGTCCGCGGTAATGACATAAAGCTTGTTGTTGCAGCTAATGTTGACAATCCAGCAATGTTTGAAGTATCAACCTTTGTTGGAACTACTAAGGTCGAAACACAAATAGCCAGCATAGTAGAAGAACTTATAGAAAATGATTTTGTTACATTCAGTGGTACAGGCGCCTTGGTTGCCTCAGTAGGAATTAGTTTAACTGGTGGATCAAATAAAGCTAGTGTTGAAGGTGCTGATTATCAATTGTTCCTTGATAAGATTGAAGCATATAGCTTTAATGCTCTAGGCTGCCCAAGTATAAATGGCAGCATAATTGATTTGTTTGTTCAGTTTAGTAAGAGAATGCGTGATACAAACGGAATCAAGTTCCAAACTATTGTTTATAGAACTGCAGCTGATTATGAAGGTGTTATCTCTGTTGAAAACACTGTGCTGGATTCAGGTGCAAACGCAGCTTCATTGATATACTGGGTAACTGGTATAACGGCAGCTTGCGTGGTAAACAGAAGTAATGCTAATAAAAAATATGATGGAGAATACACAGTCAATGTGAATTACAAGCAAAGCCAGCTTGAGCAAGGAATCAAGGCAGGTAAATTTATGTTCCATAAGGTCGGAAGTGAAGTTCGTGTTCTTGATGATGTAAACTCATTTATAACTGTTGCATCGGATAAGAATGAAGATTTCTCTTCAAACCAAGTTATAAGAGTTCTGGATCAATTTGCAAATGATATTGCATTGCTATTCAACGCTAAGTATCTTGGAAAGGTTCAAAACAATGCTTCAGGAAGAACTGCATTCTGGAATGAGCTTGTAACGTACAACAAAGAAATGGAAAGAATTCAAGCAATTGAAGATTTCAAAGCTGCTGATGTAGTGGTTGAACAGGGCGTAGACAAGAAATCAGTAGTTATAAGTAATCCAGTTACACCAGTCAATGCAATGACAAAGCTGTATATGACAGTTATTGTGCAATAAGAAAGGGGATATGAAGTATGCAAACAATGAACGCTAGAGATTCTGTAAGTGCTTCACTTGCTGAATGTTTTATAACAATTGAGGGCAGTAGATATAACTTTATGCAGGCTATCAATTTGGAGGCATCTATAGAGAAAACCAAAACAGAAGTGCCGATTTTAGGAAAGACAGGCAAAGGAAATAAGTCGACAGGTTGGAAAGGTACAGGGTCAGCAACCTTCCATTACAATACATCAATCTTTAGAGAAATGCTGTACCAATATAAAGAGACAGGTAAGGATATTTACTTTGATATCCAGATTACAAATGAAGACCCAAGCTCAGCAGTAGGCAGACAGACTGTAATCCTAAAAGGCTGCAATATTGACGGCGGAATACTGACTAAGTTTGATGCAGATGCGGAATATCTTGAAGAGGATATGGACTTCACATTTGAGGACTTTGAAATACCAGAGTCCTTTACTATGCTTTCAGGAATGCTAGAATAAGAAAGGTGGAATTTGAATAATGAGTAATTTAAGTGCTTTTTTAGCTCAAAACGCAGCAAAGGATGAGAAGATTAAGTATGTTGCATCAAAGAGATTTGTGGGGCAGGATAAGAAACCTGTAGAATGGGAAATTAAGAGCGTAACCAGTGCAGAGGATGAAACAATAAGAAAAGCCTGCACAAAGAAGGTCCCAGTTCCAGGCAAACGTGGACAGTTTACGCAAGAAACAGATTACAACCAATACTTAGGAAAGCTTGCAGCAGCATGTACCTTATTTCCTAATTTAAATGATGTAGAACTTCAGAACAGCTATGGAGTAATGGGTGCAGATGCATTATTAAAGACTATGCTAAAGCCCGGTGAATATGCTGATTATCTTGCACAGGTGCAGGAAGTGAACGGTTTTGACACTTCTATGGAAGAGTTGGTGGATGAAGCAAAAAACTAATTAATGAAGGTGATTCTGATGCCAACTTGGCGTACTATTGCCTTCATAAATTGCATATGCTGCCTTCTCAATATCTAAATCTTGACAGGTGTGAAAAGGCATTTGTAATTGCTTCTATTCAAATTAAAACCGAAAACGAAAAGAAACAAGCCGATAAAATGAAGAAAAAAGGCAAAAGGTAAGCGCTCTATGCGCTTACCTTTTAATCTGCCTAGAAAAGGTTGGTGATAAAATGGCAACAATTGCTGATGTACTAAATATGAATACAAGTTTCATAGCAACTATTAGCAATAGTATCACAGCTCATTTTACAAAGATCGATAACTCTGTAAAGACTGTAAACAAGAGATTTGTAGAATTTCAAAATGTCACAGTTAATAAAATCGATATAGGAGGATTAAAAGCTGCGACAGACCAGATAAGTCAGGCTGCGGATGCATTTGATATAGAGGGCTTAAAGGCTGCAACAAGTCAGATAAGTAAGACTGCGGAAGCATTCGGAGAGATTGAAAACAGCATTAAGGGTGCTCTCGAACAGCAAAAAGAGTTCAATGGAGAGGCAAATAACGTAAGTGTTAGTGAGGGTCCCAGCATATTCAGCAAAATAGGCGACAGTACGATTTTTCAAAATGCCAAAGATGCACTTGGTGATTGGATAAAATCAACGGATCAATACGCTGCTATGCAGGAAAAGCTTAAAGCTATGGGTACGGAATGGCTAAGCACAGATAGTGGAGTAAAGGTGACCAATGCGATAAACAATGCATTAAATATAATGGCAAATGTTATAGAGAAGGTTGCAGCAATTGCATTGACATTAGCTTCTGCCATTGTGGAAAATTGGAGTTGGATTGCTCCGATTATTTTTGGAATTGTAGGTGCTATCGCAGCTTATGGAGCAGCATTACTTATTACTAATGGTATAACAGCTATTTCAAAAGGCTTGGAGCTTGCTGGTGCTATTGCTAAAGGATTATTTACAAGTGCAACTCTAACACAAACTTTAGCGACACAAGGAGTAACAATGGCACAGTGGGGATTAAACTCTGCACTTTTGGCAAATCCAATTATGTGGGTGGTAATGGGAATAATTGCACTGATAGTAATAATATATGCTGTAATTGGAGCAATTAACAAGTTCGCAGGTACTAGTATCTCCGCAACAGGAGTTATAGCAGCTATATTTACTGGTCTTGGTGCAACAATATACAATGTTGTAGCAAGTATTTGGAACTATTGGGCTTCGTTTATTGTATTCTTTGTAAATGTGTTTAATAACCCTGTTTATAGCATTAAAATGCTATTTGTAAATTTAGCAAACACTGTTCTAGACTTGGTGAAAAGTATAGCTTCTGCTATTGATGCTGTATTTGGCACTAATCTTTCAGGTTCAGTAACAAATTTGCAAAATCAAATGCAGGATTGGCTGGGTGAAAAGCCTGAAGGCTATAAGATTATTCAAAGAATGGAAATGAAATCAATAGAAGGCTCAGCTAAAGCAGGCTATGACTGGGGACAAGAAATGTCTGGAAAATTTAACCTTAAAAACATGATGAATCTAAACAATTTTACCAAACAGCCAAACATAGAAGACAATATAGCCAATACAGCGGTCAATACTGGAAGAACAGCAGACTCTATTGACATGAGCAGTGAGAACTTGGAATACATGCGCGATATAGCGGAGCAAGAGGTTGTAAACAGATTTGCAACTGCTGAAATCAAGGTGGATATGACAAATCACATGGCGGTTAACAGCGAAATGGATCTTGATGGAGTCGTGACATATCTGGGTGAGAAGCTGAATCAAGAAATGCAGATTGCTGCGGAAGGGGTGCATATATAATGTATATCTTTTTTATGGATGATATCCAACTGCCAATCCCACCTTCAAAGCTGCAACTGAAAATATCCAATGCAAATCAAACGATTACACTGATTGATATGGGTGAGGTAAATGTTTTGAAATCCGCAGGGTTAAGTGAAATATCCTTTGATGTAATGATTCCACAGCAGAAATACCCCTTTGCAGTATATACTGATGGCTTTAAGAGCGCCAGTTATTTCTTAAAGGAGTTTGAGCGAAGGAAACTTAGCAAAGCACCCTTTCGGTTCATTGTAACAAGGCTTTCGCCCAAAGGAGAATTTCTGTTTGACACGAATATGAAGGTGTCCCTTGAGGAATATACCATTGATGAGAGTGTGGACAATGGATTAGATTTAAACATAAGCGTGAGACTAAAGCAGTATAGGGATTATGGCACACAAAGAGTCACCCCTCAAAAAACTACCGATGGGGCAGCTCCAAGTAAAACAGCTGTGGTATTGCAGAAACAAAGATCTGCTCCGGCACCTGCTAAAACCTATGTGGTGAAGCGAGGGGACACCCTCTGGGGAATCTGCAAAAAAAATCTTGGAGATGGCTCGAAATATGTTAAAGTAGCAAAAGCAAACGGCATTAAAAATCCAAATCTGATTTACCCAGGGCAGGTGATAAAGCTTGAATAATATTGAACTAATTATTCAAAATGGAGATAATCTTTACCTTCCAGTGGTTGAAGAAGGGATCACGTGGGAAACAGAAAGAAAAGGGTCCCCGGGTAAGCTTACTTTCAACGTGATATATGACAAGAATATCAATATCCAAGAAGGCAATGCAGTCAGATTGCGTATTAATGACACCAATGTGTTCTATGGTTTTATTTTTTCTAGAAGCTTCGATAAAAACAAGGTAATTTCAGTTACTGCTTATGACCAGTTAAGATATTTAAAAAATAAGGATACTTATATAATTAAAAACAAAACTGCAAGTGATTTGGTTAAAGTGTTTGCAGGGCAATTCGGTTTGCAGGCTGGAGAAATAGAGAATAGTGAATATGTCATCGTGAATAGAGTCGAGGATAACAAAACTTTGTTTGATATAATTCAGACAGCTCTTGACCTTACTTTGCAGAACAAAAGGAAAATGTATGTGCTGTATGACGATTTTGGGAAGCTTGCCCTGAAAAGCATCGGATCTATGAGACTAGATTTGGTTGTTAGCGGAAGCACTGCTGAAAACTTTAACTATCAATCCTCAATCGATGGTTCAACCTATAATAGAATTAAGCTGCTTCAACATAATGATGAAACCGGTAAAGATGACATATACATGGTCAAAGATTCAAGCAATATCAATAATTGGGGCTTACTGCAGTATTTTGATACCATCGATGAGAAAACAAACGGAAAGGCAAAAGCAGATGCACTGTTAAGTCTGTACAATAAAAAGACAAAAAATTTAAGTATATCTAAAGTGCTTGGCGATCTGAGAGTCAGAGGCGGTTCGGGTGTAATCGTATATCTTAAAGACTTAGATGGTACAGATTTTTTAAGCTATATGCTTGTGGAGAAGGTTAAGCATAGCTTTAAAAACAATGAACATCTCATGGACTTGACCTTGAGAGGTGGTGAATTTGTTGTCTGATATGATTGAAATAATCAAAAAGGCAGCTTTGGATGCTGTAAAGGCTTCTAGTCCAACTTCGATTTTATATGGAACTGTGGTCAGTGAAAACCCGCTTAAAATAAACATTGAACAAAAGCTCACACTGGATTCAGACAACTTATTGTTAACCGACAATGTAAGAGATTATCACGTTGCCTTAGAGAATTCCGGAAATGGTATAATACAGAACTGCACAGTTCGCAATGCCCTGAAAAAAGATGAACTGGTCCTTCTTATTCAGATTCAGGGCGGACAAAAATACGTTATTATGAATAGGCTGGTGAGAGCATGATTCCAAAAACAAATTCAAGTTTGCAGCAAGACTTTCAAATAGTGGTGCAGCCGACGAAGACCTACAAGTTAGATATGGGAAAAGGCGTAGTTATAGGCTACACTGATTCCCTAGATGCCATAAAGCAAGCAATATATAAGATGTTAAACACAGAAAGGTTTGACTATGAAATCTATTCTTGGAACTATGGCATTGAGCTGATTGATTTAATAGGTGAACCAAAAGAATATGTTTATGCTGAACTAAAAAGACGAATCTCAGAAGCATTGACACAGGATGAAAGAATCGAAGGTGTTGATGCTTTTTCCTTTGCAAGCAAAAGGAATGAAGTAGTAGTAACCTTTACAGTACACACAACACTTGGGGATATTCAAGCAGAAAGGACGGTGAGGATGTAATGTTTGAGAATATAACCTATGAAATGATACTAGGCAGGATGCTGGATAGAGTTCCAAATACAATAGACAAAAGAGAAGGCTCGATAATTTATGATGCCTTGGCACCTGCTGCAGTAGAATTACAGCTGATGTACATTGAACTCGATGTATTGCTAAATGAAACCTTTGCAGATACAGCGTCTAGAGCATACTTAATCAGACGGGCAGCAGAACGTGGTATTACACCAAATGCTGCCACAAGAGCTGTCTTGAAGGGTACATTCAATATGAATGTAGCAATTGGGTCGAGATTTTCCCTTGAGGATTTGAATTATATTGTTACTGAAAAAATAACAGACAATGAATTTAAGCTTCAATGTGAAAAAGAAGGTACAGACGGCAATAAACTCTTTGGGTCAATGACTGCAATTGAATACATTGATGGACTTGCAAAAGCTGAATTGGTCGAAGTTCTAGTGCCGGGAGAAGATGAGGAATCCACAGAGGAACTCAGAAATAGGTATTTTGGCTCTTTGAATTCACAAGCCTTTGGTGGTAATATAACTGATTACAAAGAGAAGATCAACAAACTACAGGGTGTTGGAGGAGTAAAGGTATATCCTGTCTGGAATGGTGGTGGCACTGTCAAGCTTGTAGTTATTAATAGTGATTATAAGAAGCCAAGTACAGATCTGGTTAATTCAGTGCAAGCTGAAGTAGACCCAATTGATAATCAAGGCAAAGGAATAGGAATAGCACCAATAGGACATATCGTGACAGTCACTGGAGTTACAGATCAAGTCATTAATATTGCGACTAACATCACGTATCAGAATGATTGGGATTGGGAGGCTGTAAAGGACGATGTTGAAGGTAAGCTTGATGATTATTTTTTAGAACTAAAGAAGGGCTGGGCCGATAATGATAACATCATTGTAAGAATATCGCAGATAGAAACCCATCTGCTAGATGTTTCAGGTATTATTGATATTGCCAATACGTCAATAAATGGTGTTGAAGAAAATCTCGTTGTCGGTGCAGATATGATACCGGTAAGGGGGATAATCAATGGCTAAAGAAGTAAAGCTTATAGACTACTTGCCTGGTATTCTGAAGGAAGTTCGGGAATTTAAAGCAATTAGCACAGCTGAAAATCCTGAACTTTCTTCTTTGTGGGATGCCATCGAAGATGCACTGAATGACCAGTTTGTCCATGACGCAACGGTAAATGGTGTGAAAAGATGGGAAAGTATTCTCGGAATTGTTCCAAAGGGGACAGAAAACCTAGATATACGCAAATTTAGAATAATCTCCAGATTAAATGAACAACTGCCCTACACTTATAGAAAGCTGGAACAACAGCTTAAAACCTTATGTGGTGAAGAGGGCTACTCATTAGTACTTCAAAATAATGAGTATAAGCTGATTGTGAGAGTTGAATTGAGTGTTAAAGGTAAGTTCAATGAAGTGGATAGTTTGTTGAAACGAACTTTGCCAGCTAATCTGGTTATTGATTTAAGTCTATTGTATAATCAGCATTCCAAACTTGCGAATTTTACTCATAATCAACTTGCAAATTACACACACAATCAATTAAGAAATGAGGTGGTTAATTAATGTCAACTGAAACAACCAATTTGGGTCTGAAAAAGGAAACTGGTGATGAGTTTTACAATGTCGAGACTGTCAATGAGAACTGGGATAAGGTAGATGCAGCAGTGGCATTAAAAGAAACTCCGGCAGGAGCTCAGGAAAAAGTTGATGCTCATGCAAATGCCGCAGACCCGCATACAGAATATATTAAAAAGTCACTAGCAACAGCTGTAAATGACTTTATTGTAGCGTCAGGTGCAGGGGTATTTGTAAAAAAGACATTAGCAGAAGTTAAAGCGATACTTGGATTGGGTAGTGCAGCTTATACAGCAAGTACTGCCTATGCGACTGCTGCACAAGGTGCTAAAGCAGACAATGCAGCTACGCAAGCTTCCCTTGATGCGCATGTGGCTAATAATTCGGCTCATGGAAATGTTGTATACACAGCAGGAGGTACAGCCAATGCGATTACAATAAATACTGGCGGTGTTTTTAAGTGGTCGCAAGGTAATGTACTGAAGTTTAAATGTACAACTCCAGACAATACTGCTGGAGTAACAATTACAGTTGATGGTATATCAAAAGGAACATTAACTCAAACTGGTACTAGTGTATCAGCAGGGCAATTTAAAGCCGGAAGATATTATGAAATTGTATATGACCCTGCAAGAGATTCTTTATGTTTTTTCTTAGCAGCTAGAGCATCAGGTAATGCCACTGCGCCAAATGTTCTAGCGGGCAAAACAGCAAGCACAGATGCAGGAGATATAGTTGGCACAATGCCTAACTTGAGTGTGGGAGACATACAGAGCTCAAGTGCTGAGGGTGTAGCAACGCGTATTTACATGGCAATGCCTTCTGGTTACGTCAACGGAAATGGACTATATGCAGACGACCCTGATTTTATTGCTGCAAACTTCCCAGCGGATAAAAACATATTCGGGCTACAGGGTAGTATACCTATAAGAGGTGAAGCTGTACCTAACTATGAAGTACAAGTAGGCATATCAACTTCGGGCGGCAATGTGTATTTAATGGCGCCAGCTGGAATATACAGAAATCCTACATGGATATATCAACCTAATCAAAATCTAATAGCTGCAAACATAAAAAAAGACGTAACTATTTTAGGCGTAACGGGTACAGTAGAACCTTTTAATTTTGCAGCAATTGGTAACGTATGGTCGTCTACATATTATAATAATGGTACTTATACAGGTGGTGAACCGGGTTTAGATATTGCCGTTTCAATTACAGGTTTAACCTTTAGACCACAGCAAATTGTTGCCACTTTAGAGGAAGTATACGTAGGGGGTAATCAGACGAGTAGCATATACAAAATTGGAAAGGGTACCAAGTATAATGTTGGTAACTTTAAAGAATGGACCGTTTCCGATACCTCTCTTTCATTTAAGATTAGAGTTGCTACTTCCCTTAGTGTTACTACGCAAAGTCACATTAAAAACTTATTTATATTCTAAAATCAATAGGGGGGAATTATGGAAACAGGTAATCTAGTAATATATGACGAAACAGGCAAAATATTTCCCAAGCTGGCGAAGTCAAGGCGACATACTTCCTCGTGTGTACCCTGTAGGGTTACTGCGGATAAGATACTATTCAGGACAATGATTATAAAGAAATTAATCAGCGGTGATGTTTCAACAACTCCATAGCAACCAATATTTGAGGATATAACTCATGTTCAAACGGATGAAGAAAGAATTGCAGGTAGAATCATTAACGGTGGGATAAATCCGAAAACAGGGAATATATATGTGCTTGATGACACAACAAATTCTGCACCGCAGAGGATTATTTTTTGACTCATACATAGGGAGTCTAATTCACTAATGGACAATATCACATCAAATAAGAGGGGATAAAATCCCCTCTTAAATTTTACCCAAAAAGGATGGTGGCTTAATGGAATATTGCCGACAACATTCAGAACACATTTACAGATTTGAAACTCTTGAAAAAAATATAAAAGACCTTCAACATAATGAAAATACAATAATCCAGAGTCAGTATGAGACAAAAGAGAGAGTTACAAAAGTGGAAGAAGCAAGTAAAGCTGCACACCACAGGCTTGATAACATGGAAGAACAAACAAAGGCTATCATCAAAATGAGCACAAGTATTGAGTATATGGCAAAGCAAGTGGAAGAAACATTGATTCTCTATAAGGAACATGATGGAAGGTTGGATAAGCTTGAAAAAGCACCTGGCGATGCATTAATTGGTTATTGGAAATTATTCGTTGGGGCATTGGTAACAGGTAGTGCAGGGGTATTGCTTGGACTATTAATGAAAGGTGGGTTTTAGGTGAAGGAATTATTAAAAAAAATAGCTAAGATGATGGATGTAAAAAGCATTATATCAATTATTGCAGCAGTCATATTTGCGATAATGGCAGTTGGCGGTGAACTGGGGGTTGATAACACAATGATACTTTTGACATTGGTGTTTCAATCCTTTTTTAGTTATCAAACCAATAAAAAAGGAGAGCAATAG